TGGCCTCCTCCTGCCGACCTTCGGGCAGGTGTACAGCGTCAACAAACAGACCAGCTTGGGTATGCGCCAGTCTGACAACGCCACCGCAGTGGCTGTGAGCACAAACTCTGCCTTCGTTGGAATTGCAAGCCGGATTCAAGCGCCAGCAGCCAATGTGACACTCAGTGGCACAGGTGTGATCGGTGCAGGTACTTACTCAATAGGAGCAAACAGTGGTCAAAACTCTGGCAACGCTGGCCGCTTGGCTGGTACTTCTATTACTGACAATACGGCTACTCCAACTGTTGTGACCAACACCAACACCACAACGACAACCACCACCCCGGCAGCACCATGAAAGACTGGGCTGTAGCATTAATTGCCGCAGCCCTTATCGCCGGGTTGGCTCTGTGGTGCGCTCGTATTTTTATCTGGAGTTTTTATGGTTGACCTTACGAAAGCCATTGGAGCCGTTGCCGCCAGTGTCGCTGCGTTAGGTGGCAGCTATACGCTTGCTGACAAGTTTGGCGTCTTTGACAGAGCCATCATTGAATGGTCACCGGAGAATTTCAAGATCGTGGCAGAGGCTGGACAGCCAATCACTGTTACGGTTGCGCGGATCAAGAAGCGCGACGACTGCTCTGTTGAAAGTTTTACCCCAAGCATCCGTGACGCAGCGGGCATGGTGCATGAAGCAACCACCACCGCAAGCAAGTTCAGTGGCCCAGCAGGGCCAGAAATTGATACGTTTACATACCAACTCACCATGGTTAGAAAAGAGAAGATCGCCAGCGGCAAGGCAACTTTGCTGGCAACTATCAAATACAAGTGTCCTGAAGGGGAGCGCGTTGTGCAGTATCCCCGCCACACCAACCTGAGTTTTGATTTAAAGGGGTAATCGATGGCCCAGTTTGAACCTGCTTTTGAACTTATGATGGTTGACGAGGGCGGCTACGTCCTCCACGAAGTTCCCGGCGACACCGGGGGTATGACCTATGCGGGTATTGCCCGGAACAAGAACCCGCAGTGGCCCGGATGGGCGCTGGTGGACAAGAAAGAGTTTGGCGGTGCTTTGACCCCTATGGTGCGCGAGTTCTACCGTGCGGAGTTCTGGGACAAGATGCGCGGCAACGAGATTTCAAACCAAGACGTAGCCAACACCATCTTTAACTTTGGTGTAAACGCAGGCATGAGCATGGCTGTGAAGCTGGCGCAGCTCGTAGTCGGGGCGACCCCTGACGGCGGTATTGGTGCCAAAACCGTGGAGAGGCTCAACCAGATACCTGACGGCCAGCGGTTTAAGGAGCAGTACGCCCTTGCCAAGATCGCCCGGTATGTAGAGATTTGCAACAAAAACCCCGTGCAGGTCAAGTTCCTCAAGGGTTGGTTGAACCGCACATTGAAGGGGCTGAAATGAACTTACTTGGCGTTGGATCAATCATTGAAGCGGTTGGCAAGGTTGCCGACGACCTGATCACCACCGACAAAGAGCGGCTGGAAATGGAAGTTGAGCAGCGCAAGCTCGACCTTGAAGAAAAGCGCATCGACCAAGCCACCGACCTTGCCCAGATTGAGGTCAACAAGGTGGAGGCCGCAAGCTCCAGCATCTTTGTGTCTGGCTGGCGTCCTGCCATTGGCTGGATCGGCGTTGCAGCAATGGGCTATCAGTTTCTAGCTTACCCGCTGTTTCAGTGGGGCTGGAAATGGGCGCAGGCTTCAAATTGGATTCCTGCGGGTTTGGAGCCCCCTCCGGTACTGGACGCAGACCAGCTCTGGGTGATACTATCAGGCATATTGGGCATCGCTGGGATGAGGTCTTTTGAGAAAACCAAAGGCGTTGCCAGCAAATAAAGGTTGCCCATGCCGTTAAAGAAACTGCTATTTCGCCCCGGAGTTTCGCGTGAAAACACGCGCTATCTTTCGGAAAATGTCGGCCCAACTGGGGTTAACGGCGCGTATTCGGCTGGTTGGTACGACTGCGATAAGGTGCGTTTCCGTTCTGGCTCTCCTGAAAAAATTGGCGGCTGGGAACGCATCTCGGCTAATTTCTTCCTTGGCGTGTGCCGTTCCATGTGGAATTGGATCACCCTTGGCGGGGCAAACCTGTTGGGTGTTGGGACCAATCTCAAGTTCTACATTGAGAGTGGTGGCTCCTACTACGACATCACGCCGATCCGTGCATCCAGCACCATCAACAACAACCCGTTTGTTGCCACACTGGGCTCCAGCGTCATCACCGTCACAGACACCGCGCACGGCTGCTTGACTGGGGACTTTGTGACTTTCAGTGGTGCTGTTGGCCTTGGCGGCAACATCACGGCGGGCGTTCTGAACGCAGAGTATCAAGTCACAATACTAAGCGCGGACAGCTACACCATCACTGCTTCTGCTGTTGCCAACGCTACGGACGTATCGGGTTCTCCCGGCGGCGGCGCTTCTGTGGTGGCTGCATATCAGATCAACACCGGCTTTGAATATGCTGTCCCAATAGTTGGCTGGGGCGCTGGCGGATGGGGCACTGGCCCATGGGGTACAGGCACTTCTTCGACGGAGACTCTGCGGTTGTGGAGTCAGTTTAACTTTGGCGAAGACTTGATCTTTGGACCAAGAGGCGGAGCCATTTATTACTGGGATTCTTCGGCTGGTACAGGCACTCGGGCCGTCAATTTGACCACCTTAGGGGGCGCTTCGGATGTTCCTACGGTACAGAACACCATACTGGTTTCCGATGTGAGCCGCTTTGTGCTGTGCTTTGGGTGCAACGATCTTGGAAGCGCCGTTCAAAACCCAATGCTAATCCGCTGGTCTGACCAAGAAGACGCAGCAAACTGGACACCCGCAGCAACAAACCAAGCTGGCAGCTTGCAGCTATCTCGGGGCTCGGAGATCATCACAGCCATTCAGTCGCGCCAAGAGATCATTGTGTTCACCGATAACGCTGTGTATGCGCTTCAATACCTTGGGCCACCTGCTGTCTGGGGCGCAAACTTGCTGGGCGACAACACCTCCATCGTCAGTCAGAACGCCGTCACGATTGCGTCAGGCGTCACGTTCTGGATGGGTGTGGACAAGTTCTACAAGTACGACGGTAGGGTCCAAACTCTGCGCTGCGACCTGCGCCAGTACATCTTCTCTGATCTTGACAAGGAGCAGTACTCACAGGTGTTCGCGGGGACCAACGAAGGCTTCAATGAGGTCTGGTGGTTCTACTGCTCGGCAGGCTCTATCGCGGTGGACAAGTACGTTATCTACAACTACCTTGAAGACATCTGGTACTACGGCGACATGGCCCGCTCGGCGTGGCTGGATTCTGGCTTGCGGGACTACCCAATTGCCGCCACGTACATCAACAACATCGTGAATCATGAGTCAGGGGTTGACGACAACTCTACAGCCACGCCAACTGCAATTGCTGCAACGATCACCTCTGCTCAATTTGATCTGGATGACGGGCACAAGTTTATGTTCCTGTGGCGCGTCCTGCCGGACATCACCTTCCGTGGATCAGAAGCCGCGTCTCCCACAGCCCAGATGTACATGCAGCCCCTGAAGAACTCGGGCTCTGGTTATACCGACCCCCCTTCGGTTGGCGGAGAGAACAACCGACCAATCACGCGCACAGCCGTGTTGCCAATTGAAGCGTTCACTGGACAGATTTACACGCGGGTACGTGCTCGGCAGATGTCTGTGAAAGTGGAAAGCACCGACCTTGGTGTGACATGGCAGCTTGGCGCTCCTCGCCTTGACCTGCGTGCTGACGGATCGAGGTAACCATGGGAATGTTCAGTCGCGTAACTCCGCCCCGCCCGACCGCTGCGCCGCAGCAGTACACAACTGCGTTCATGGATCAGATGCAGAACATTTTCAATTTGTTCTTCAAGCAGATAAACGCTGTGCAGCCAATCAACATTGCCAGTTTAAACATTGATATTGACACCCTGCCGACTCAAGCAGACTTGGCTAACCTGCGCGTGGGTGATGTATATCGGGACTCCACGGCCTCAAACGTATTGAAAGTGAAGGTCTGATATGGCAAACCCATGGGACGAGGCATATTCCCAATATGCCAATCAAGCTCAGTCAGGAGATATAACTGCCGACTTCATCCGCAAAACATATGGCGGTCTTGAAGGTGGCAAGTCCGAGAAAGGCAACTCGTTTGCTGACCGGGTAATCGCCATCCACCAAGAGTTGGAAGACCAGAAAAAGAAATACAAGGTGCCAACCTCTGCTGGCAAGATTGGAGAGGCTGACACGGTGTGGGATACAGCTTTCCGACTGGCCGAGACCGGGACGGATTCACTGTACGACCTTGGGCAGCGCCAAAAGGAGGTTGTCGGTTATGAGGGCGAGGGCGGCGGCACATATACGGCGCTTGAAAACGAGCTTTACCACAAGCCTACAGGTGCAACTGTCACCATGCCCAACCAAGGGTTTAAAAACGTATACGCCTTGAAATTTGCCCCAGACGGAACGCCAATACCCTATTCCACCAATCAGAAAAGCGATTTTGTTAAGTTCCGGGATAACTTAGTTACCGGTGCGTCTTTTGTGGGGTCGTTTATTCCCGGGGCTGGCCCTTATATTGCCGCCGCCAACGCAGCCTATGCAGCCTCTAAGGGTGATTGGGAGAAAGCTTTGATGTCCGGCTTGGCCGCAGCAGTTCCTATGGCTGGACAGCTTGGTGCATCAGCCAGCACGGCAGCAACCCTGCAAACTGTGCAAAAGGCAGCTTCAGTGCTCAAGGCGCTGGAGAGTAAAGACCTGCTTGGAGTTGCAATGTCGGGTGCCAACTTGGCCGGAGTGTCTGAGGTTGCCGGTTTTGACATGAAAGACATTAAGCAAGCAGTGGGCATGGTTACGGCGCTTCAGAGCGAAGACCCCATGGCCATCGTCAAAGCTGGCGCTGGGTACTTGTCTAAAGACGGAGGGGGTGATGGCCCCAGCTCTAAAGATTTTATTGAGGGCTACTTTGCCCCGGGCGGTGAGGGGTACGTTGCCGCACCCACTTATGAAGCAGGCACCCCGGGGTACTTCGATGAGATAACGGGCAACTTCATCCCTGACGACAACGGTGCCTTGAGATTCGGGGACCTGACCAATGAGACCTCTGGGACAAACCTTGATTCCATGAAGGACTACAAGTACAACCCCGACACAGGAAACTGGACAATGCCCGACGGTACGGAGATTGACACCAGCTACATGCAGAACAGCAAAACACCGCTGACGGGCCAACAGGTCATGAACAATGCTGGCGCAGGGGGTCCTAAAACTCCGGGCACGCCACCAAAGCCGGGCACGCCCGGAACGCCACCCAAGCCACAAACACCCAGCTCGGGTATGGATGTAAACGCGCTGATGTCGCTTCTCGGCGGTGGGCAGCAACAAGCCCCAACGGTTGTGTCGTCTGGTCAGGATAACTCTGCGGACGTACAATTGATGGAGAATATTTTTGGAACCACCTTGTCTGCGCCTCCGGCAGGTGATACCGCTACACAAGCCCGCGAACTTGCGCGGCTTTTAAGGAGCTGACATGGCAGAAAGCACATATTTTGGTGATTTTGACACCAGAGACGCAGGGTACGACCCCGGTTACAACGATCCATTGCAGGAATACGTCACCCTTCCCGAAATACCAGACTTTGCCGGTGGCGAATCGCAAGACCATGACTTCACCAAGGAAGAGGCTGACGCTCTCTGGAAAGCCGGAGTGTGGGATCAAGTAAAAGGACTTGGTAAGCAAGCGCTCGACCTTTTTAAAGATAAAAACGGCGCTTATGATCTCAAAAAATTGCTGGCTATGGGCGGCGGTTTGCTGGCTGCGAACAAGTCAAATGCTGGGGCAGCCCCCACTGGCTACCAAGGCAAGATTCCTAAGCTGACCGCAACAAGCAACATGCTGACTGCGCCTCCTGTGGGTCGTCGTCCCGGCTCGGGCGGCATCAACTACGGCGGTGGTACAACGTATCGCAACGAAAAAGGCGAGGTTGTTTCTTCCAACGAGAAGACCTTGGCGGAGCTTCGTGCGGCTGCTGAGAGCAATCCGTTCAACCGCCCAAGCACATACGAAAACCCAAGCTATGGTCGCCCACCCGTAACGCCGCCTAGTGGTGGCGGTCTGCCTGACATTGTGCGCCCACCAGCACCCGGTCCTGCGCCCGGACCAGCTCCCGGACCAGCCCCCGGTCCTGCGCCTAGTCCATCTCCCGCACCCAGCGGGGGGCCTGCAACCCCTGTGCCCGGGCAGTACGGCGCTGTTGCGCGACCCGGTTATCAGCAAACGCCATACACGGGCGCAAGAGAAGGCACCAAACTCCCTGATGGTCGTATCCTTACGGCGCAGGGAATCTACAACCCCAAAACAGGGGATGTGATTACGCCTGACGGTTACCGGGTTGGCGGGGGTAGCGGTGTAGTATCCGCAAACAAAGACAACGTATCCGCAGAAGATGCCAAGCTGATGGAGGGGTTGACGTTTTCAATGAACCCCAACAAAGAGGGCACTCCTGAGGAGGTCAAAAACTTCATCAAATGGCAGATGTCGCAGGCAAATCCGTTTGGTCAAGGCACGATGGCTGATGTGTATGACAAGCAGGGCATCACTGATCCATATAGCAACCCTATTATCCAGCAACAGTCTCAAGACCAATTGAAGCAGCAGGATCGCCGTGATGCCATGTATTCGGCCACCCAGATGGGACTGGACCCCTCGCTTGAGTATTCCCCACAGGGGTACGGGCAATGGGAAGACCCAAATTGGCAGGCCAAACAAACTGCCGATGCAGCAGCAACTGCTCAGCGGAACCAACAACAAGCCGCCGCCGCTCCTAACGTTACCGTGGGCGGAGGCATTGCTGACTTGGTACCAGCGCCACAAGCAGTCACCCCCGCAGCCCCTCCCACTCCCGCACCTGCTGCACCAGAGCCCACTCCTGTTGCGCCAGAACCTCCGCCCCCAGAAAACTATGTGTTTGACAGCTACCAAGATCACATGGCTGGG